TTCATACGGTCCTATACGTACTTTCATTTCTTGTTCCTCGTTTTACACTTACCGCTCATACACATAGGGCAGTAGTGTTTTCTATCTTCATGCTCGGTGCCATATGCTATTATAACACTACATCCGTCACAGAGCAAGGCTCCTCTACCACCATTAAACTTAACTTGTGCAACTTTATACTTGCTCGCCATAGTTTACTACCAAACCTTCAATTTCTTTGAGTGTATGTCCGCACGTTGCTACGACTGGCATATATCTCCATCCTTTAACTGCTCAAAACTTTCACTCAAATAAGTCATATTGTAACGACTCGGATAGTGCCTCAGACAACTCGCCGCTCTCTTGCGTATTTCTTTTGGCACTCGAGGTGTCTTTTTCGGGTCTAAAAGGTCTATCAGAAACGCCTCCGTATTGAGGACCGCATTCGTTCTTTCGATAGGCAATGTCATAAGTAACTCCCAATGCTGGCGCACAGCTAAACTGTTCACCAATATCAAAATACATGTTATTTAAATAGAATGGTTTTGTCACTCTATCACCGTTACTCCGTTCATGATGTATCATATTTAATCCTTCGGCTTTTTGTTTGCCTTCTTCACTTTCTTCTCCAGACGTTTGACAACTTCATCACCGTCCATCCAAATATCTTTGTTGTCAAGTATAGACAAAATTTCTTTCTCCGTCAAGAAGTCTTCGTACACATCTCGCAACATTTTTTCTGACCAAGCACGTTCGTGGATCAATTGATCTAGCATCTCTCCACCTTTGCCGATAGTTCCGCCAGAGTAGTTGTGGAACATAAACATAGAATGCTCTGATACTTCAATTTGATCTGCACACAAGAATATCATTGTTGCAGCAGACATACAAGCACCCTCAACAGATACAACAACTGGGCCGGATGCCTCTCTCAGAACTCTAAGAAATTGAATTGCTGTAAACAAGTCACCTCCATACGAGTTGATATAGATTTTAATAATATCACTCTCGCCTGCGTTACGAATAGTATCGAACCACTCGATATATTCATCAGAAGGACCTATAGTACCGCTTAAGTAAAATTCGTGTAGATTGACTGCTGCACGATTTGTAAAAGAGTCTTTTTGCTTAGAGCCGCCTAGTAAAATATCCAATAGGTTACCGTCCTTATTTTTCATAGTTTTATTCAGTTTTTTCAATTGGCTCTCCACGAGCATCACATTCAGTCAACTTAGGAGAACAATGCATTTCGTAGTACGTACCTACATATTCCCAACCAAGTTCCTCGACACCCTCTTCATAGTTTTCTTCGTAAACCGCTTCGACTTCTTCAACGATGGCTTCTTGTTCATCATCATCAATTTCTTTTTGATAAGAAGAAACGTGCCAGTATTCCCAGCAACCATCCCAACACTCAAGCATTTCAGCATGATGATAATCCTCTGTGACATCAACGAAATCATCTGTTTCTAGCGGCAGCATTTGTGATGTGAGCATTTCAAGTAAAGATGTATCGGGATCTAGAACTTCTTCTTGAGTTTCTGGATCTGTCACAGTGTGACCGAAATCTGTTGCCCAATCAAGAACAGCAGTGTCGCCTTCATACCCTTGTTCTTTGATGATTTCCAAACATTCTTCTTTTGTTTCAGGAACAGAAATCGTCCAAGAACCCCAACGCCAACCTAACTCTTTGCGTAGCCAGATTTGATTGCCGTCTTCGTCTTTGCGTTTAAATGCTGTAAACTCGACTACGGATTTTTTGTATGTCGGTTCGAGTAGATAATGTTTCATAATGTAACCTTTATGATTTATGAATAAAAACTTTGTTTCGCTTTATTTTTTTCACGTCTTGCACGTTTGACTTGTTCTTGCTTAGTAAGTCGTTTTGAAGTTTTCTTTGAAGGCTTTTTTTCATCACGCCCCCATTCATCTTCTTCATACCAATCTTTAAAACCTTTAGGATTCTGTTTCTTGGCCATCGTAAATTACTTTTCCTTAGTTGTGATTAAATTGTCAAACGCTTCATTAATTATAGCAACTGTTAAACCCTTGAACGGTTTACGTTGTACTAAATGCTCTAGGATTTTTGCATCATCTTTATGAACATTTTCTAACATTTGAATGAATAGTGATTCACGCTTAATAGGATTCAAATTATCTCCAGCAAATCCTTTCACAAAATACTTTAATTTTCTAGCTTCTCTATATAACAACCCATGCGAGTCAGGAAACTGTGATGCTGTATATGGAGGTACGCTTTGAGGTAAGTACAGCTCATATAAAACTTTATCATATGTCAATGCTAAAATCAACCGCAATTCTGCTGAATCCCATACTTTTAAGAATTCAATTTTATCAGCTTTTTTAGACATCACTGTCACTTCATTAATAATTTCTGCTATCGACTTAGTCGCCATTTTAAAACTCCGTAATGTGTTCCATAAGAACTCTTAATTTATTTTTAATAAAATAGTTCAACAATTTTGATCTATCATTAGGTTGCTTATCAAATTGCTCTATCACTTGATCTTTAATTGCTTGAGGAACAGATGACAAATCAATCAATGCTTGATTCCGATGCCAGTTTCTTTGATATTCCTCTGTCCAACTATTTATATCATTAGTCATAAACTCATTAAGACGTTTCTTTGTAACGGGTTTTTGTCTTTCGCCTTCGACGAGACATGCATCTGGAGACAAAATATTGGGAACACCATCACCAGAATCGCCACGAATGATATGTTCTTGCAAATATTCACATGGATCATTGTGACTAATCCAACGTTTACGTACAGGATCATATTGTTTTATATTCGCATACATGTGAAGTTGAATGTAATCTTTATCGCCTGACAGAATAAGAATAGGTTCACCTGTATTCAATTGCTGGCCATACTTGTGACAAAGTGTGCCGATAGCGTCATCTGCCTCAGCGTGTTCAACTTGAATTACCTTGTACGGAAAAATTTCTTTGATTTCGGCTTTGACATTATTGATTGCGCTAAAGATACCATTCCAATCAAGCTCTGATTTATCACGGTCACGTTTACGTGATGCTTTGTAATACGGATACACCTTTTTACGCCAATAGTTTTTATCATCAGCACAAATGACAAGCTCTCCGTATTCAGCTTTAAACTTTGTTCTATACGAACGAAGTGAATTTAAAATCATGTGTCGAACCATGTTCTCGTCAATCATTGCATTGTGATGATTGCCGATCTGTGCCATGATGTTCGAAATCATAACTTGATTTAAGTCAATTAATATCATTAAATTTCTCCTAGTTTGTAATAATATATATTACAATATCTAAGCCCTGTTGTCAACCGTTAAAAAAATCTTCTATGAAAGCATCGGGGTCTTTGATTTGGAATATGATCCTCGATAAATCTTGTGTCGGGAACCTTGTATCCAAAGATTGGTGCATCAACCCCTTTAACGCTTCAACTACTAAGACAATGTCTTGAGCGCATTTAGGATTTTCTGCATTAAAACCAAACTCGTGTAATGATTCTATAATGTTTAGCGTATAATCTAATGATAAGTCAATTATCAAATTGTCTATATCAAAAGACCTATTATTTTCATCATTACTATCTTGATGCTTTTTCAATCTTTCTCTGGCTTTAGTGAAATCAATGACATTAGACATCACTGCACCTTAAGCAAAATCGTATCTTTGTTGATACGTCCGTTCATAGGTGCTTCTACAGCATTAATGCCATCCATGAATTTGCGTAGCGCAACTTTGCCTGACGACTTAAACTCTTTTAGTTTCTCATCAGGTTTACGCAATGTCTTATGAACAGATTTTGCTTCATCGAAACCTTGCAGTGTTGTGCCTTTAACAGACAAACCTGTGCCTGGACGTTTCGTGCCTTTCGGGTCAATGTTTGACGCAATGTATTTGCCCAACTTGCGTGTCTTGACATTATACACCCACAACTCAGATGCACCTACAACATCTACAGGATTAATAGACACGAGCGCAAGATCATTAAATGCTTCAAGATACTTGATATCCTTAACAACCTTATCTGCTGAGCGTGCTTTCGGTGTACGAGGTTTTCTCTTAGCTGCCGCCTTCTCGATGATGATATTACACGCATCAATGATTGACTGCAGAGCGTTGATTTTCTTTTTGATAACAGCAGTTGTTAGGTGCGAATAACCTTCTAATAATTGTTCGTACATGTCTTTCTCATGCTCGGTCATCTTCTTAGAAGGTTTTGCAATCAACTCATTGTATTCGTTCAACTCACCTTCATACATCTTAATGATCTTACGAGCGTGTGCTTGTGAAATGTCATGTTTCGCAAAGTGCGAATTCACATTGAATCCGTCTGGCTTGAATCCTTTCTTATCAAAATCCTCAAGCCATTCATCAACGTCTTTCAATACGTCAACACACTTCTCAAACATGATTTGTTGAATAGATGGTTTGTATACTTTTTTTGCAGGTTTATCATCTTCGACAACTTCGATTTTAGATTCACCTGACTTAATCATCATTGCTGCTTGCTTATGCAAGAACTCTGATATAGGTTTGATATAACCTGTCGTTCCAGGCAATGTTTCCCAATACTTTGCGTATTTTTCATTGTAGTCAGGACACCCATCAGCAAGAATACGTGCATAGATGTAAGGTGTCGATGTTTGACTACTTGCTTTCTTTGCAAGTGCAATCTGTTCTTTTGTATATTCGTTTTGCGACATCCAGTCAAAGAAATACTTTGCCAATTCTTCACGCTTTACTTCTTCATAATAGAAAGAAGAAGCCGCTCGCTGCAGTTTACCGAACGCTTCGGGGGCTAATGTTTCCCAACCATCAAATGAAGGTCCAATTATTTTTGAACCTCTTACACGTGGTTTGGTATTTGCTTTTTTCTTCAATCTTGCCATTACACATTCTCACTTTGCGCTAAGGTGCCTAAATAGTTGTTCCCATTCCTTTGAACGAGCATCCCAATTAAACACAGAGTCGGTTACCATCTTCAAACGATTGACATTGTCTACAACTGATTGTACATTACTTGACCGATACATGTCAATAGCATTTTTCAAATTACTATAAAAGATTTGAGCGTGCTTTTCTTTATTTTCGTGATAATCATATTGCATAGTCAAATGCATCGATGTTTCAGGCAATGCACCCAAAGATGAATGAACACATGTCAGACCCGCA